ACGCAGGCGAGAAAAAAAGTAAAAATTTCTTCTATATATAAGGCTTGTAAATGACCGGCTACGAGCGGCACAATTCCCATATTGCGTACTTTTTAGGAGGAAACATTATGTGGATCAAGAAAAATAATCTTTTGGTTAACCTTGAAAAATTTGATGCACTCTATCAGGACACATTACATCCTGAAAATCTTGTGATTATGACCGATAGGAAAAAAAGAACTCTTGCCAAAATAGATGATGTCCCAAGGGTTCTTGATGAAATAACTGAAGCTATGAAAAATGGTGAAAGTGTGTATGTACTCCCATGCTAGAAAAAATCATTGAAGAAAAACTCAAAAAGGCAGTAAAGCAAAATGGCGGTGTGTGCTGGAAATTCACGTCTCCCGGAACGGCAGGAGTTCCAGACCGCATTGTATTGATGCCTGGCGGCAGGATCGCTTTTGTGGAAGTGAAAGCACCCGGAGAGAAACCCAGACCGCTTCAACTTTCCCGGCATAAACTTCTGAGGCGATTGGGTTTTCTGGTTTATGTCTTGGATGCTTGTGAGGGCATCGAAAAAATCATCTCGGAGGTGAAAAGCGATGGAACTACATGATTATCAGAAATATGCTGTTCGCTTTATCGAAGAACATCCAATTGCAGCACTTTTTCTGGACATGGGACTTGGTAAGACGATTACAACACTGACCGCAATCCACAATTTGATGTTTGATTTGTTTGTGGTTAGAAAGGTTCTGATTATTGCACCGCTGCGAGTTGCACGGGATACCTGGTCTGCTGAAATCGAAAAGTGGGAGCACTTAAAACCGCTACGATACAGCGTTGCAGTCGGAACGGCAGAAGAACGCATTGCAGCTTTGAAGGCAGATGCCGACATCTACATCATCAATCGTGAAAATGTGGACTGGCTTGTCAGCAATACCGCCTTTGACTATGACATGGTTGTGATTGATGAACTGTCCAGTTTCAAGAACCACCAAAGCAAACGCTTCAAGGCACTGATGAAAGTTCGACCGAACGTGAAAAGAATCGTAGGTTTGACAGGCACTCCTGCCAGTAATGGTTTTATGGATTTATGGGCGGAATTTCGTCTGCTGGATATGGGGCAGCGGCTCGGCAGATTCATCGGGCAGTACCGGAACGCCTACTTCAAGCCCGATAAGCAGAACGGCTATATCGTGTACTCCTACAAGCCCCTTCCCGATGCAGAAGAAAGAATATACGAGAAAATATCGGACATCACCGTTTCGATGAAAGCCATCGACCACTTGCACATGCCGGAATTACTTTCCAACGAATATCCCGTGCAGCTGTCCGACACGGAGCAAGAAACCTACAAGCAGTTCAAGTCCGAATTGATTCTGGAGATGCAGGACACTGAGATTACCGCTGCCAACGCTGCAAGTCTATCCAACAAACTTTCCCAGCTGGCGAATGGAGCAGTGTATGACGACACCGGAGCGGTGATTCCCATCCACAGCCGAAAGCTGGACGCACTGGAGGACTTGATAGAGGCAGCCAACGGCAAACCCGTTCTGGTGGCGTATTGGTTCAAGCATGATTTGAAGCGGATTCAAGAGCGACTGCGAAAGCTGAATGTTTCCTATCAGGAAATCCAATCCTCTGACAGTATTCGGAACTGGAATGCTAGAAGGCTGCAAGTTGGTCTGCTGCACCCAGCCGCTGCCGGGCATGGCTTGAACTTACAGGCAGGCGGTTCTCACCTAATTTGGTTTGGACTGACTTGGAGTCTGGAACTCTACCAGCAGACCAACGCCAGACTATGGCGACAGGGACAACAATCTGAAACGGTTGTCATTCAACATCTCATTACCAAGGGTACGATTGACGAACGTATCCTGAAAGCCCTGACTCGAAAGGAACAAACCCAGACCGCTTTGATGCAAGCTGTCAAAGCAGAAATTGGAGGCAGCAGATGAATATCATTTGGCAGTACTTAGACAAACGGAGTGCCGCTGTAAACGCACTGAAGGATTACAGCAGCATGGCTTATATCATTGCACATACAGACGAAGAAATCGCACAGGTGCATGAAGACACCACAACCCTTGGCAGTCCAGCATTTACAGATATGCCGGGCGGCAGTCCGAACCCGCAGTCCGGCGAAATGCGAATTATCGCTGCCATTGACGAAATCGATGTGCTGCGGGAACGGTATCGTCAGGCAAAGGAATACATGGAATGGTTTCAGCCTGCATGGGACAGCCTGTTGGAGGATGAACGGTATGTGCTGGAACAGTTCTATGGAGGAGAAGAAGAAAAACAGATTGATGCTGTTTACAATATCTGTGAGCACCTGCATATCGAACGTTCTACAGCTTACAATAAGAAAAATCGTGCGGTGCAGCATCTTGCTTTGCTTTTGTACGGAAAGACATGAGGTAATTTGATGGACGAAATTGCTGAATAAACATGATATAATAATATCATAGAAAACTGACCGAAAGCCCTGTGGTGTTCCGCATGGGCTTTCGTTGTATCCGGAGGTGAACCTTATGCCGAGGAAGGCACTGAAACCATGTAAGTACCCCGGCTGTCCCAATCTGACAGACGGCTTGTACTGTGCAGAGCATCAGCCCCTGCACCCAGACCGACCGTCTGCCACCAAGCGTGGCTACGGCAGCAGGTGGCAGAGACTCAGCAAGGCGTACCTCCGCCGGCATCCTTTGTGTGTGCGTTGCAAGGCACAGGGACGGTTCACAGCAGCGACCGTGGTCGACCATATCATTCCTCACCGTGGTGATCCGCATCTGATGTGGGATGAAAGCAACTGGCAGGCGTTATGCAAGCCCTGCCACGACTGCAAGACATGGACGGAAGACCGAAATCCCGTCTATCGGTATTGATTGTGTCTGAAATGCTGCCGGTGGGGGGATAAAAATCGCTAATTGTGAATTTTTTACAGACCGGCGTTCCCTCTCACGCACAAAAACCAAGGTTCAAATGGGGGATTAACCCCGAAAATATGCAAACAAGCCGAAACCTACGCAGTTTCGGCTATTTTTCTCTCAAAAGGCAGGTGAAATCAGATGGCAAAGGACGGTACAAGAAGAGGCGGCAGACGAGTTCGTGCAGGCGATAAGCCGAAAGCCCTCTCCGACAAAATCGCAGAGGGCAAGGATGCAGATATTATGGAGTTTCATGCTCCGGAATTGGACGCCGCTGATCTGGACGATGCCGCTGATTTGACCGGTGCGGATATGCCAAGCCCCAGTGCATACTTGTCTGCCCAGCAGAAGAACGGAAAACCGCTGGGAGCAGACATTGTGTACAAAGAAACATGGCTCTGGCTGAAACAGCGTGGCTGTGAAAAGCACGTCAACAAACGGCTGCTGGAAAGCTACTCACAGGCATTCGCCCGATTTGTACAGTGTGAAGAAGCCCTCAGTACCTATGGACTACTGGGAAAGCACCCGACCACCGGCGGCGTTATTGCCTCCCCGTTTGTGCAGATGAGCCAGACATTTCAGAAACAGGCAAACTTGCTCTGGTATGAGATTTTCGATATTGTAAAGCAGAACTGCACGACCAAATTTGACGGTACGCCACAGGATGATTTGATGGAACAGCTTCTGAGCAGCAGAAAGTGAGAAATACATGAAAGCAGATACCCAGTTCTGGCGAGATCTGAAAGCCAATCGCCAGAAGATGACCAAACAGCAATACCGCACCATAAAAGGACAGGCGGTCAGCGGAAAAGTGCTGGATGCCAGAAAAGGTTTACAGAAAGTTTTGAAGCGGAGGAATGGAGCATGACCACAACCACAGAATTTCAGCTTGTTGACATCAACAAGTTAGTACCCTATGCCAACAACGCCAGAACGCACAATAAGGAACAAATCCTGAAGCTTCGCTCTTCTCTGCGTGAGTTTGGGTTTGTGAATCCCGTCATTATCGACCGGGAATACAATGTGCTGGCTGGACATGGACGCATCATGGCGGCAAAGGAAGAAGGCATTGCAGAAGTTCCCTGTGTGTATGCCGACCATCTGACAGAAGCACAGAAGAAGGCATATATCCTTGCTGACAACCGTATGGCATTGGATGCTGGCTGGGACGAAGAACTGCTGTCCGTTGAAATGCAGGAACTACAGGAGCTCGGATTCGACCTTTCCATGACCGGATTTGATGAAAAGGAACTTGCGGACTTATTTGCATCAGATGAAGATGTAAAAGATGATGATTTTGATGTAGATAAGGCGGCAGAGTTTGAACCATTTGTTGAAAATGGTGACATCTGGCTTCTCGGCAGACACAGACTTCGCTGCGGAGATTCCACCAAACCTGATGAAGTTGCCTTGCTGATGGACGGTCAGAAAGCAAATGCCTGTATTACAGATCCTCCGTATAATTGTGCATATTCCGGCGGTACAGGTATGACAATTATGAATGACAAATGGTCTGACAGTGAGAAGTTCTATCAGTTCCTCTTGGACGCGTTCAAAAACGCATATACATCTCTCGCAGACGGCGGAGCATTTTACTGTTTCCATTCAGATGCAGAAAAATGTAATTTTTATAAAGCAACAGTTAATGCGGGATTCCACTATTCTACAACTTGTATCTGGGTAAAAGATACGCTTGTTATCGGCAGAATGGATTTCCAAATGCGGCACGAACCAGTAATTTATGCTTTCAAGGATACTGCAAAGCACAAATTCTACGGTGACCGCAAGCAGACTACTGTATGGGAATTTGACAGGCCGAAAAAGTCAAAGCTACATCCTACAATGAAAACTCTTCCATTGATTGCATATCCGATTCGTATGTCATCACAGGAAAACGGAATCATTCTTGATCTTTTCGGCGGCAGCGGTTCTACACTCATTGCATCAGAACAGACCAACAGAACCTGTTACACACAAGAACTTGATCCCAAATATGCATCAGCGATCATCAGAAGATACATTGCTGCTGTTGGTTCAGCTGATGGCGTGTATGTTCTGCGCAACGGAGTAAAGTACCCGTGTTCAGAAGTACATGAGTTTTCAGCAGACGAACTGAATATTCAAGACAGCAATGTGAATGACGCTCAGAGAGGACGTGAGTGATATCGGCAATGTGAATTACACATTTTCTGATGATGGTATAATTGGCTATGGTCATCTTTCCGATGGGACGATATTCATGTTTGATGCTGATTTATTCAGTAGAATAAAAGATATCAAATGGTATGTCTCTTATAAAAGCAGAAAAGGTAGGCAAATATATATCGTTGACTGCCATGGTCGACCGCTGCATCAAGTGCTTTTTAGTACAAGAAAAGGAATGGAGCTGGATCATATCAATCTTGATACATTGGATAATCGAAGATGCAATGTCCGTTTCTGTACACATCAGCAAAATCAAATAAATCAACCGCTTCAAAAAAATAACACATCGGGTGTAAGCGGAGTAAGTTATTATCCACCCAGAAAGAAATATCGTGCAAGAATCAAAATCAGTCAGCTGGATATTCATCTTGGATACTACGATACATTTCAAGAGGCAGTTCAGGCAAGAAATGTTGGTATGGAGTGTATGTTTGGCGAATATGGAAGATATAACAACGTTCCTGCCGCACCAATATGGATACGAAGTAAAGTTATAGAGAAATGTAAACGCTTTGCAGAATTATCAGTATGCAGGGCGTTTCTTTTATCATGCGATAAAGCAGGAAATAATCTGGAGGTGACTAATGAATAGATCGCTCACCCTTGGCAGCCTCTTTGACGGCAGTGGCGGTTTTCCGCTTGCCGGACTGCTGGCAGGCATTGTGCCTGTCTGGTCTTCTGAAATTGAACCGTTTGCCATTCGTGTGACAGAAAAACGGCTGCCGCAGGTACAACACTTCGGCAATATTAGCGGTCTGCATGGTGCAAAGCTGCCGCCTGTGGACATCATCACCTTTGGCAGTCCATGCCAGGATATGAGCATCGCCGGAAAACGAACCGGTCTGAACGGCAGCCGTTCTTCTC